AAAGAAATTGAGAAAGAAAAAGAAGAAGGTAAGATTCTGAACCCACAAGACTTGGCTGCACAAGCACAACAAGATTTGATGGATCCAGGCGGTACTGGTGGCGGCGGAGGAGCCGCTGTGGTACCACCTCCTGCGGATGCTGGTGATGCTACAGCACCATCACCTTCAAGTTCAAACAGTTCACAACCCAAAGGCGATTTAAGCCTAAACAATGAGTACACTCCAGCAATGCGTATGCTATCTAGAGTGTTATAAATATTTTATGGTAATTTTGGAGATATAAATGAGCAGAGAAGATATTCAATCAGTTGTAGATAATGCATTAGTTGACAATGCTGCCGATATGAAGGAAGCATTATACAACGCTATTAATGATAAGATTTTTGCCGCAATCGAGCAACGTAAAATTGCCGTGGCTGCAAATATGTTAGCACAACACGGTCAACAAGTAGAAACAGAAACAGCAGAATGAAGCGTCTAAAAGATTTTCTTCAGAAAGAAAATACTGATTGTGGCCCAGATACGGACCACGATGGTTATCTTTCACCTGAAGAACTTCATAAACATTTAGACATACAAAACCGTGGCAAAGTTGATATTGGTGACTATGCTGCACACATCATGTTTCATGCAAAGCATCCAGAATATCTGTCACATGCTGTAGAAAACTTTAATGATGTGCAACGTAGACATGCAAACGGTGAAATTGTTAATCCAAATGATTCTGTTTTTGCTAAAATCAAAGGTTCAAAAACTTTGGTTGCAACTTCAGAACCTATGGTGGAAGGCAAGACTGGACAATCTCACAGTATGGATCCACCAGCCATACTGATTATGCGTAGAAAGTCTATTAGACAATTTCCAAATGGTCAACGTGTTGCATTATATTTTGTTGACAAGATTAATAAGTATGTAACCGTTCCATATGAAGATATGCAGTGGGGTGCAGCTTTTGAAGAAACAACAATGAATCAGTTGGCTCTTTGTGCTGAACTTAAAGATACGGTAGTTGTGGAACATTTTGATGGTACAAAAACAGAAGTAACTCCAGAAGTGGCACAAAATATCATCGCATTATATAAAAAAATTAATGAGGCTAATAGAGCAAAGATGTTAGATATGCTTGAAGCCAGTTCAAAACACTTTCAAACTATTGCTAAGTTTTCTAAGGAATAAAAATGGCAGCACCAGTAACATCAATTCAAATTTTAAAAGATACCACAGAACATGCAGTTATTAAAATAACTGGTTTGTTTGACGGCACATCACAAGAATCAAACGTATCACGTATTACAGCCAACGGCTTATATGGTGCTTTAGCTACTAACGGTTATCCTGTAGCAAACGTTTGGGGTGGTTCAGCAAACACCACACTTTCATATTACGGTCTATCTATATTCCGTGCATGGGGCGTTAATTCTTCCATCAACGGTTCAGTTGAGCTTGCTTGGCAAGCCGACACACCAAAGACAATCATGTATGTTTCTGGTGGAACAGACTATGATGGTTATGGAAATTGGGTAACAATTCCTAACAACGCAGCAGGAACAGCCAATTGCCGTGGTGACATTTCTGTTACAACACGTGGTATGTCAGCCAACGATGCATACACAATCGTTCTAGAGTTGCGTAAAGATAATGCAATGTACCAACGTGGACAGTTTAATGATCCCGCAGCCTTCAACTATCCTCCTTACGGTTTAACTCCATGAGAATAGTTGATGCAATACTCTCTGGTAATCTAGAAAGAGCTAGAGAGTTAATTGCGTCCAGAATTAATGAAATTTTTGAGGAAAAATTAGACAACCGTAAATTAAGGATAGTCGCAGAAGATTATGATCCAGATTTGTTTCTACCCGAAGCAAATGTAATGAAGATGGGTAGAACGAAATTGGTTCGTTTACGTGTTAGAAAAGGTAAAATACAAAGAAGAAAAAAGTTTTCTACCGTAAAAGGTTACACTATTCGTGGTGGTAGAGTCGTTAGGATGAGTCCTCTCGAAAGATTACACCGTAAACGTGGTGCTCGTAGAGCTAAAATTAAAATTAAAACTAAACACAATCAGATTCTAAGAAAAAGAAATATTTCACTTAGAAAAAGAAGGGCAGTAGGATTAAGATGAAACTCATCAAAGAAATTACAGAAACGGTAAACTACATTACCGAAGATGCAAACGGACAAAAGGTTCTTCACATTGAAGGTCCTTTCCTAGTTGCCGAAAGAAAAAATAAGAACGGTCGTCTTTACGAATATAACACAATGCGTAAAGAAGTTGATCGTTATACACAAGAATATATCAATAAGAACCGTGCTTTTGGTGAGTTAGGTCATCCTGATTCTCCAACAATCAATTTAGACCGTGTTTCACACATGATTACAGGATTGCGTGAAGATGGTAACCAATGGATTGGTAAAGCAAAGATTCTTGATACGCCAATGGGTAACATTGCGAGAAGTCTTATCGAAGGTGGGGCACAACTAGGTGTTTCATCTCGTGGTATGGGTTCTTTAAAAATGGTCAACGGCGTTAACGTTGTTCAACCCGATTTTTATCTAGCCACAGCGGCAGATATTGTAGCTGACCCTTCTGCACCAGGTGCTTTTGTACAGGGTATTATGGAAGGTAAAGAATGGATGTTAGTAGATGGTAAATGGACTGAGTATCATTATGAAGAAGCTCAACAGCAAATTCGTAAAGCAACTCGTAAAGAGATTGAATCAGTTAGTTTACAAATATTCGAAAACTTCCTTAAAAAATTATAATATTATAAATATCCACATACCAAACCAAGGAGATTTTCAAAATGGTTAAAAAATTTAATCTGTCTGAAGCTGCCGCTGATATTCTAAACAAGAGTGTATCTACAGCTAAGTCTAAGAGAACCGACGGTCCTTCTCGTCTACCAGTAACAGTTGTTGCAGGACAAAAAGAAGTTGGTGATATTGGTACAGAAGTTACCAAGACAACCGATGGTGCTCCAGACGCAACAAAGGGTACACCAACAGCTACAGCACCAGGCGCAACACCACCAGTTGGTTCAGAGCCAATGCACAAGTTGGCACACCAGCCAGGTCAAGACAGCAATGCTGACCAAGGTGATCCAGAAGGCAAGCCAGGTAAGCAGATGATGCAGAAGAATAAGAATGGCGTTGGCATTCAATCTTACGGCGGCCAGAAGAACGAAGAAGCTGAACTAGATGGCGAAATCGTTGCTGAAGAAAAAGACGAAGATGATGCTGATGACAAGAAGGACAAGAAGAAAGCTAAGAAGATGAAGAAGATGATGAAGGAAGGTATCCAAGAAGATATTTCCGCATTGCTTTCTGGTGAAAATCTTTCTGAAGAATTCGTTACAAAAGCTACTACAATTTTCGAAGCTGCCGTTATGTCACGTGTTGAGCAGATTGCTGAACAAGTTGAAACACAACTACAAGAGCAGTTCAACGAAGCATTGGAAGAAGTTAAGGAAGACTTTGCAAACAAAATTGATGACTACCTGAACTACATGGTAGAAGAATGGATGCAAGAAAATGAGTTGGCAATCGATACAGGACTACGTTCTGAAATCGTTGAGGACTTTATGAAGGGTCTACACAACTTGTTCACAGAACACTATATCGACATTCCAGAAGAAAAGGTTAATGTCGTAGAAGAATTAGCTGCTAAAGTGGAAGAACTTGAAGGTAAACTTAACGAAGAAATCGTTAAGAACAAAGAGACCAAGAAAGAACTTAAAGAGCAGAAAAAAATCATGGCCGTACAAACAGCTTGTGAAGGCCTAACGCAAACTCAAGCAGAAAAACTAAAGTCACTTGCAGAAAGTGTTAAGTTTACTTCTGAAGAAGAATTTGCACAAAAACTAGAACAATTAAAAGAAGCATATGCTCCAACTGCACAAGTTAAGCCTGCTGAAAAAGCTGTTCTAGAAGAAGGTGTTGAGATTGAAGATCAGAAGCCAACTAAGGTTTCACATGATCCATTGATTGACGCTGTTGCTAAATCTATTTCAAAATCTTTGGTAAAATAAATACCAAACCTATTACAAAAACAAGGAGTAACTTAGATGTTTTTATCTGAAGAACTAAAACAAAAGTGGCAACCAATTCTGGAACACCCAGAACTAGAAGCTATTAAGGATCCATATAAGAAGGCTGTTACAGCCATGGTCCTAGAAAACCAAGCACAAGCTATGGCATCTGACGGTGCTAACATGGCTATGTTGAGCGAAACTGCATCTGTACCTGGTCCTTTCAACGTTACAGGCGCTGGCGTTCAGAACTTCGACCCAATCTTGATTAGCTTGGTTCGTCGTGCTCTTCCTAACCTGATTGCTTATGATGTTGCTGGCGTTCAGCCAATGACAGGCCCAACAGGTTTGATTTTCGCTATGCGTGCTAAGTACGGTTCCAGCATGACTGGTTCTAACGAAGCATTCTTCAACGAAGCTAATACACAATTCTCTGGTATTGGTTCTGCTACAAACCCATACGGTTTCCGTGGTGATAACACTGCTGATACAACAACCAATGCTACATTGGCTTTGACAGCTAACAACTTCACATCCGGTATCGGCATGCCAACATCTACTGCTGAATTCTTGGGTTCAGACAGTGGTCAAGCATTTGCACAGATGGCATTCTCTATCGAGAAGGTTACTGTTACAGCACAAAGCCGTGCGTTGAAAGCTGAATACTCACTAGAACTTGCACAAGACTTGAAAGCAATTCATGGTCTTGATGCTGAAACAGAATTGTCAAACATTCTGTCTACAGAAATTCTAGCTGAAATCAACCGTGAAGTTATCCGTACAATCTACACAGTTGCTAAGCCAGGTGCTCAGTTCGGTGTTACAACCGCTGGTACATTTGACTTGGATACAGACTCTAACGGTCGTTGGTCTGTTGAACGTTTCAAAGGTTTGATTTTCCAAATCGAACGTGATGCTAACGTTATTGCAAAGCAGACTCGTCGTGGTAAGGGTAACGTTCTGATCGTTTCTTCAGACGTTGCTTCTGCTATGGCAATGGCTGGCGTACTTCAGTACACACCAGCATTGAACGCTGACCTGCAAGTTGATGACACAGGCAACACATTCTGCGGATTGTTGCACGGTCGTATCAAGGTTTACATCGATCCATACTTCGGTGGTTACACATCTAACCAAGAATTGGTAACAATCGGTTATAAGGGTTCTTCTCCTTATGACGCTGGTCTATTCTACTGCCCATACGTTCCTCT